CTCTGATTTAATCACTAATACACATGCTTTTGATTAACCTCAAATATATATCAACATTTTAATTCTTTGATTCTGCCATCCTGAATCCATTGCATAATCTCATGCAGAGGGTATAGCCACGCCTGTTCGTGATGGCCATCTTTATCATCGTACTCTATGCGAGTTCGATTGAAAGCCTGGCCATGATCACGCAGCCATCGTTTCGTCAAGCTTCCGACATGCTCACAAAGCACATCTGCCGTGACCCATTTTTCATTATAGGTCAACATCGCCTGCTTTACCGTCTGGATGATTTCCACTCTCAGTTGCTTATCCATTATGCCAAACGTGTAATGGTTAAACTACGCGCCATTGTACCATCAATCGGATCACCGATGATGGCCTTGAACTGCCAGCCGTATGTATCTTTATCATTTTTCAGCTGGTTAGCGTAACTCTGAGCACTACGAGCTTTGTTGTAATTCGGCATAGTGAATACCTTCTGATCACCAACTGCGAACTTCATCAAATCCTCTTTTGTTACTTTGTCTTTTACCATAATTATTTTAATTAATCTTAAACTTTTGCTTGCTTTCGCACAACGAGCATAAATCTTTTGTATATTTGCAACCTATCACCTTTGCAAATGCCGTGTGCATTTATGCGAAAAGACGGTCAAACGTCTGACGGCTAATTTTGTGCCCGCTGTGCTACTTGCTTGCTTTCGGTTGCAAATATACAAACTTTGGTGCAAACACAGTACAAATATGGTGTAAATTTAATATAAATTAAGATTAAAGTGGTATAAATATGGATTCTGAACAGAAAATCGAAGAAAGAAAAAAGTGGAATGCTCCATTCTTGCGTGCCTTCAATTATATGTTGGAGGAAGGCTGTTTGGAATTTGGTATAAGCCAAAGCCGTATGACAAAGGGCGAACTGTGTTCCATGATGAGAATACAGCCTGGATTGATTTCCAATTATACCAATGGCACCAAGAAAGTTTCCATAGATACGATGAATGCCTTGGCTCGTGTATCAGGTGGAAAGTTGAACGTGAAGTATATGCTTAGGAAAAGTGAATATATGCTTCTGGAAAACGTACCTGATGAGGAATTTATCGAAGGCAATAACCCTGATCGTGAAGTGATGGCAAAAAGAAAAGCCGAGCCACTTCAGCCCGACTTCTCCAGTTATATCAATGCCCTGCTTGCAAAGTCTGATGAAACTATCGCATCCCTAAAACGCGAACTCGCCGCAAAGGATGAAATCATTCAGACAAAAGATGAGCGAATCGCTGATCTTGAAAGGCTTGCGGAAGAGAGATTGCACCGTATAGCAGAATTACGTCGTGTTATCGATTCTAATAATTACAATATCGATTCCCCATTTCCTATGGGCATTGCAGAAGAAAGGACCAAACATAATAAAGCGCACGTATGATATTCGCACACATTATAATTATAACCTTAATATGGCGTGGTGTTTTACAGATGTTTTACACACCATCCACTAATACCATCGTGTTAACCCTTTTATATATCGACCTTTTTGACGAATCTGGCATAACCCCAAACGGATCACTCAGAAAAGTGCGGGAGTTATGCCGTAAATCACGGCACCCGCCCTGAAAACGGGAGGTTTAGCCATAAATCAAGAGAAAATGAAGAATTACAAAACGTGCCATTTTCTGACGAAATTTGACGCGATGTTTTACACGCGTTTTACATAGGTCAAAAATGGTGTAAAACAGTAAAACAAGGATATGATTACAACAAAACTGATTTTTGACAGGCGTGGCTTGGTAAAGAAAAAGAAAAAAGGAATCATCGAAGTGCGCGTCACCATCGATAGGAAGTCTATATATATAAGTACAGGTGTGCAAGTACATTATAAAGAATGGGCTGCTGGCAGGATTGTGAACCGTTCTGATGCTGATGTTCTGAATGAACGCTTGGCCATCATTTATGAGAAAGTTTGCAAGTCTGTTAATGATAGTGTAAAACAAGGTGTAAAACCTGACGCTGAAAGTGTAAAACGTGCTGTTTGGGAAATTGTCGAATCCACAAGTGATGAACCAACATTTATCGATTGGATCGAAAGACAAATTCCGTTACTTGGAGTTTCTGAAGGTACGGAAAAGCATTACAGGCCGCTTGTTGACCGTCTCACAGAATTCGGTAAAATGAAAAAATGGCAGGATGTTACGGTCGAGAATATCGCCAATTTCGACGCATGGCTGCATACTGTCACGAAGCCATTGAGTGACGCAAGACGCAAGGCTGGTGCCAAGCCTGAGAAACTGAGCGACGCAGCTGTGTATAATTATCACAAATGTCTCAAAGCCTTGCTCAATCGCGCTTTATTGTTCGGATTGATAGCAAACAATCCCTATAACCGCCTGAAGGGGAAATTCAAACGTGGCGACCGGGAGAACCCAGAATACCTTACGGACGAGGAAATACAGAAATTCGAAGCTATCATTTTGCCAAAAGGTGACATCCTCGATATTGTTCATGACTTGTTTATATTTCAAATGTACACAGGGTTGCCTTTCTCGGACATGCAAGACTTTGATGCCAGTGATTACAAATGGGATGGCAAAGCATGGCGACATGTCGGCGAGCGTATTAAGACTGGTGTTCCGTATGTCTCGCAGTTGCTACCGCCTGCCGTGAAGGTGCTCGAAAAATATGGTTGGGAAATCCCGCAGCTCTCCAATGCCGACTACAACCGTCATCTGAAGGCTCTCGGACAGATGGCTGGTATCAAGACCCGCTTGCACTCCCACCTTGCCAGACATACCTTCGCCACCTGGATGCTACGACACGGTGTTTCCATCGAAAACGTCAGCAAGATGCTTGGCCACACGAATATCAAGCAGACGCAGCGGTATGCCAAGGTACAGGCGCAAGCCGTCTATGATGACTTTATGAAGATAGCCGCACAAATGACTCAATCTTCAGAGCAAAAAAAGAAACGGAAAAAGAAATAAAATTGGGGAGGCCGCTGCCTCCCCTGTTTAACAAACCATTAAACTAAGTACAAATATTTAAAATAACTAAAGTATAAATTATCCATGTTTTTTTGCTAATTCTTCATTCATCGCGGCCATATCTGCTAACAGGTCGGCCCTGTCTTCATCAGTCAGCTGTGATTCTGTTGTGAACTTGTATCGGTCAAAATAGAGCTTTATAATGTCTTCGGGTTCCTTATGCTGTGGGTTTCCCATGCAAAACATTGATGCCCATATGTTCAATCGCTGCAACTGATAGTGTAAGATGTTGCGCTTTCGGTAGCCCTGGATAATCTTGACGATTTCCCAATATCGAAGCCGATATAGGTATGTGTCTCGATCTATTCCGATCTCGCCCACGACTACTTCGTAGAGGTCGCAGGCCGTTTCACGTTTTTTTTCTTTTTCTCCTTTCCGTCGTCTTCCATCTTGTCGATGGTGGCTGTTTCCGGAATTTTATACCACTCCATCTTTAGCTCAATGGCTGTGCGAATTAGCAACTGAATCTCGGCTGGTGTGGCATGGTAGAGGATGTCGTTGGTGAGATTTGGTGCTTCTTCTTCACGAGAGGCGTAAGCAGCTACGATGCAAGCCACGGCCAAGTAGATGAAATCCTTCGTGGTGGCAGGTGGTGGCATCAGTTCTTTTACTTTGCCATCTTTATCAAGTACGGGAATAGGATTGAAGATGTCGGCTGTCTTGCCTGCAATATCTTCAAATCCTGTCTCTGTGGCCGCACAGTACATCATTTCGACCTCGCGACCTAAAATTTCTATTTTTCTCATTTTCTTCTTTGGGATTTAAAAAACGCTCAGCCAGCCAAGGTTGGCGAGGCTGAGCGCACGACTAATATTCAACACTAACTATAAATAAAGGAACTATACCTGTTTCGAGAGATTAATCATCGCCACTACTAACACTCTCGGCAGGTACAGTTATTGGTCCGTAACCGTTAAGAGTATAGTTGTACGATGCGTTCTGCTTGTTTTGGCCCTGTATTTGAAGCTGAGTACACTTGCACTGACCGCTGGCGATTTCCTCGACCACAGTACGGTTGTTCGTGCCCTCCATCAAACAGATGCGCCAATAAAGCAGGGTGTTCTGCACATAGCCTTCCATGTCGTTCAGACTGTTTGCACCTGTATTCAGCGCGTCGGCTGGTGTGAGCACCAAACCGCTGCCGCTGATGTCGTAGCTCTGACCTGTTGCATCATACTCCAGAGCGTCGCCGGTGGTGTCCTTGGTTGAACTTTCCTCAGTCTGAAGCGAACAATGAAGGCTCATCGTCTTAGCGGCTGCAATCACCTTCGAAGGATTAGCCGCTGCTGCTAAAAGCAGTCGATAATATTGACCTCTTTTCATGAGCTTTAACTAAGGGCTCCTGTACCCTGGAATTGAAGTGAGACATTTACGGTCTGACGATCATCGAACTGCGCTGACAAATCGTTCAGCAAGGCATTGCCACTGCGCTTGAAGTTGGCGTTGGCAGGTGTGCGGTTTTGGGTGCCTGTGGCTCCGGTCGTCTGGTCCCAACCGATGCCCACGGCTTCAGCAGCGATAAATGTACGCAGCAGGGCTCGCAGCTGGGCTGGTTCAGCCTGGTAGCTGTCGACTTGTGCGCTCCATGCCGTGCTAACAATATCTTCTTTGCTAAACATGCCTTCAGTATCTTTTGTCGAAGTATCTTCGGCGTTACCAGTCAGCGTGATGCTAACGTTGGTTTCCTCTGGTACAGCGGCAAGACCATGACCGTCCATGTTGGCTAAGAGTCGAAAGTTTTGGCCTTTAATCTTGCTCATCGTCGTCTTCGTTAATTATTTTAACATCGCATTGATAGGTCAATACTTGCCAATAGCAGGGCTTCATCGAATCGAACTGAATGGCTTGTGCGCCGAAGATGTAATCATCGATGGCGGTCTCGTTTTCGCGGAAGTATTCGCGGATAGTGCCGCGCACCAGATTCGTGATGTCATGCAAATCTTTCAGCGTCTCGCCGCAAACTTCGATACCGATGTTCACCTTGTCGTAGTCGCTCTCATATCGATCGTCCTTTGTGCCTGCGTCGTTATTCAAACCGTCAAATGTCACGATGACGTAAGGAACTGGCACATTGTCTACATATTCATCAGGCAAAGGAATTGCTGTACCATAAAGACGAGCTGGCGCGCCAGTCTGTGCGTCGTAACCCAATGCTTCCATTAAGTCGCTGTTTGACTGCAAAGCGGTTATAAACAAACTATCGGTACTGAGTCCCATAAATGCGATTTTTTACTATGATTACTTATAATTCTTTCTTTTGGGTTTGCCATCAGACGCACAACCTTTGCTACTGCATCGGAGTCGCCTGCTGGCTCACCCAAAGAAAGTAATCGAGAGAGGTTTAGCCGCCAATCACGTTAGAAGACGCAGGCTCGATGAGCTTGATGAGCTTGAAGGCCTGGGGCTTGCCGGAGGTGTTGCCGTTGACCTTGCTTGACAGCTCAACGAGTGAGT